CCCCTTGCGCCCGCTCCGCATCTCTCAGCCCAACCGCTCGCCGACGCACACGAAACCTACACAACTCGCACGGTAAAGAAAAGCCCCGGCATCGCGAGGATGGCCGGGGCTGGGGTTAGGCTAGAATAATTCGCACCTCCTACTCATACACCAGAATGTCGATGTAGGGAATACCGTTTTTATCAATCGCGGTTCCGTAGTTGTGAACATGGTATTTCTTATACTTCTCTAAGAACTCCATAAATTCCGACGTAACCTCGTTGCAGATGTTCCTTTCATATCCGGAGAAAATGCGTTCCTTAGTGGAGTGTGTTATCGTGTTGACAATGATCTTTGTGCTTGTGCGCTTGTAGTATATGAGTTGTTCCAAAGTCATTTCAAACTCCTATCTATGTTCGTCTTCTTGACATAACCTATTATAGAGCTTTATACTGCACTGTGCAACAAAAAATGTTGCAAAAGTTGCAAGTGATAGGAGAAAAAAATGGGCAGCTGGTTTGAAATTCATAGAAGCAATTTAGAGTGGTTGAAATCGTATGTTTACCCTGACGGTTTTAAACTAGATTCCGACCGTTATCAAATTGGAGTAAGCTTCGAGTTGCGTCATGAACATTTCGACACGTTTCGCGCCTATGCCCATGCAATGGAGATCATGACACGCGATGGTGTGGAGTACCTGCTACTGGCTGAAGATATGGACGCGATCAATGCCGGGTACTACTACAAATTCGAGCGCGAGGAAGACGGCACTGTCTCCCTATACTCCCATACTCCCAGCTTTTGCGAGAAAGTGCCGTTCTCCAATATCTGCGATTACTTCCGAAAGCCCGTTTATAGGAGGTCTGCCCATGTCTAAGAGAGTCATCCTAGGCAACAAGGTATTTCCCTCGCAGGCGCGGGCTGCAGCTTATGCCGGATGCGACCGCTCGACTATGCAGCGCGCCATTAAGCGCGGGAATGCCATATGGGTGTGCCCTATGCGCAAGTACGTGCACCCTAAAGCAGTATTAGGCGATGTTATAACTGATGAGACGCCATATGAACCAGTTTCGGAAGTGTTAACTATCATGTGCCCGTGCTGTGAAAACCATTTCGAAGTTAAAGTGAGTTTGCAATGATCGAATCTCTCTACCTCCTTGAAGTCTGCTTGCTTCTGCTCATCCTCTCCGTCGCCCTGCTCTGCTGGCAGATAGGGCGGCTCCTCGAATCGCTGGACAATGTTTACAGGCGAGAGGAAATGCTCTACCGCATCCGCACCGGGGGCATGATAGACTTCAACCGTCAGATAAAACCGAAGAGAAGGGACAGGCTATGAGAGACGGCGGATGCGTTGTCTGGGTCTTCATGGGGTTGCTGTGCGTTGTCGGCGTGGTGTGCGCCATTGTCATGAAAGGATGTGTGCTATGACATTCGAGCCGATGGTTTTGCTTTTGCTGCTGGTTATCATCGACTATATAGTCGGAACTATCGGGCACACGTTGCGCGAGGGATTTTCCAGTACGAAGATGCGCGAGGGACTGGTTCACAAATTCGCCTATGTGGTCGTGCTGGGCGTGTGCCTCATTATCCAGGCGCTTTTGAACTACTACGAGCTTCCCTATTACTATGGCGATGCCTGTTTCTCGCTGGCCTTCGTCTGGATATGCGTCGCCGAGGTGGGCAGCATCTTGGAAAATGTCGTTCTGCTCAATCCCGATCTCGCGGACAGCTCTTTCCTGCACATTTTCGACAAGCGCGAGAAGACGGAGGAGGGCGACGATGCAAAGGGTAATTGATGTCTCATATCACAATGGGCTCATAGATTGGGAGCGCGTCAAGGCGGCGGGGTATCACGCGATTATCCGATGCGGCTACGGCTCGGATTTCGAGGATCAGGACGACGTGCAATTCAAGCGCAACGCCGACGAGTGCGTGCGCCTGGGCATCCCCTTCGGCGTTTACCTGTACAGCTATGCCAAAGGTGCCGTGCAGGCGTTGAGCGAGGCGCGCCATGCGATCCGGTTGTGCGCGCCGTATCGGGGGCAGATGTCCTATCCGCTGTTCTTCGATGCGGAGGAGCGGGGCACTGAGGCGGTGAGCGCCCAAAATGCTACTATATTCTGCTCCAATGTGAGAAACGAAGGTTTTACGCCCGGCATATATGCCTCGCAATCATGGTGGCAGGAGAATTTAAGCGGCGTGAAGGGGTTTGTGAAATGGGTGGCCCGTTGGTCGGCCGAACAACCTGTCGAACAGGGCTGGCAGATTTGGCAGTACTCCGAGGACGGCAATGTGCCCGGCATCGCGGGAAAAGTGGACATGAACTGGTCGCGCTACACTATCGGCAACACGCAACACGACCCGACAACCGTCGATGACCTGGCCGCTAATGTCATATCTGGTATGTACGGCGACGGCGAGGCGCGAAAGCGCGCCCTGGGCGACCGCTATCATGTCGTGCAGCTCATCGTCAACCATCGGATTACCGGCAAGTGGATGGGACTGGACACGGTGGCGCGCGAGGTCATTTCGGGCAAGTGGTGCAACGGAAGTGCGCGAAAGCGGAATCTGGGAAGTGCATATACCGCTGTGCAGAAGCGCGTTAACGATTTACTGAAACAAAAAAGTTAGAAAATACTGTTGCAGAGTTTGATTTAAACAGCTATACTTCATTACGTCGAAAAAAAAGGAGGTGACAAACTCGAATGGAACTGGCTCAAATCGACTACAGAAAGCGCATAGGGCGAACGATAGCCCTCTCGCGGTGCTCGGGGCAGATGGTGCACGACGGGGAGTTCTTTGACGTGTACGAGGAACTGCCCGGGCGATTCACACCCGAGAGGGCAACGCGAAAGCTCCGGCGCGAGCTAAACGACGAATCAATCACGATAAACCATGTTGAAATCGAATCGCACTACTATTCAATGACGCTAGAAGAATTTATGACCCATGCGGAAATCACCGCCTAAACCGAAAGGAAAGAAATTATGACCCAGGAAATCACCGCCTACGTTGCCGAGCCGACCGAGATTGCAAGTGCCTCTGCCTGCAACGCCGTCCAGGGCGATGTGAACACCTTCAACCTTGCGACCAACGAGGGCAAGCTGGCAACGCTCAAGACGCTCAACAGCGCCGACTCGCTGAACGGCCACGAGGGCGAGATTCTTGACATTGTGGATTGCGTGACCAAGCCCGGTATTCGCAAGAGCCGCGACCCGCGTCTTCCCAATACCCCTTGCACCGAGACCTATCTGGTTCTTCTGGATGGCACGGTGCACATGACCCAGTCCGAGGGCGTTGCTAACTCCGTCCGCGAGATTGCGGCCATGTTCCCTGACTTCGGAAAGGACTCTCTGCCCGACGGCTGCATCCATGCCGCTTTCGTGGCAAAGGACTTGCCGAATGGCAACACCATCAAGAAACTGGTGCCTCAGTTTTAAAAAACAGGGCACGGATATTCGATGAGGTGCGCCCTCGCCAGAAGACGGGGGCGTTTTTTTTTCGATAGGAGGAAGTCATGGCGAGAAGGCCGCGCGCGGGACGCGATGCAGCGAAGGAAGAGAGAACCGACGAGATTTACAATGCTCGCCGACGTGCGAAGCGCTCGCTGGAGAGACTTGACCGAGATATAAAGGCAGGCAAGGTAAAGAACACGCGCCAGGTGAGGGCGTACCGTTCCGAGATCATGCGCCAGATATCCGAAAGTTATCAGGGGAAGAATCCGACTGATGCGGATGTGTCAGAAGCCCAGCGCGCTGCTCGGAGCCTCGCTCGTTACACGGTAGGTGCTCGCACAAATGCAGTTCAGCGGCGAAATGTCATGTTCCGAGCCAATATGAAGGCCGGAAGCGCCGGTGCGGGCTCTCTCCCAAAGGAGAACGTGCAGCTGTTTTGGAACGCGACCAAGCACGCATGGGCGGGCCGGGGGCGCGACCGATACGCCAGCATTATGAGCTATTACGGAACCGACGATTTGCAAGCGATCTTCAACGATGTAATGCGCAAGAATAAGGAGGCACTGCGTCGTGCGAAGGGCCTTGCCGGGGCTGGGAGCATCGCCGACACGACCGACGCGGCAAATCCGTTGCAGCAGGCCATGGGAGAGGGCGTAGAGGCAGACGGAAATTACCCCAACGATTTTCTAGCCTACACGGTGCCCGTCTACAATGTCGCGTAAACTCCCATTCAAGGTAGCGGGCATATATGACACGGAGACGACCACGCTCCAAGATGGGGCGCGCTCCGTCGCGTTCCCTTGCCTGTATATCTGCAACGATGTACGCGACGTCGATATAAGCTCCTACGAGGTCGATACCTGCGATGATATCCGCTATTACCGCTATGCGGGAGATGTGCTGGAATGGCTGGGCGACCTCATGCAATGGGGATATTCGGCGGGCGTCGTGCCCGTGGTGTGCGCCTACAATCTCATGTTCGATTTGCAACCGCTCATGCACGATCTGGCGCGAGACTACGAAATTGCAGTGAATGCGCAGTCATCGACCCATGTCTATACGCTCGATTTGTGCTACGAGGGCGATATATGTCTCCGATTATGGGACACCTATTATCTTGAAATGGGCGGACTCGCCGCGATGGGGCGCACCTGCGGACTTGCAAAGGCGCTCGGCGATTGGGATTACAATCTAATTCGCACACCAGAAACTCCCTTGACTGCCGATGAGCTGCACTATGCGGCGCGCGACGTGCAGGTTATCCCCGCATATCTCCGCTGGCTCACTGAGGCGAACGAGTGGCTCGACGCCGATATGCTGGGATGTACGGTGCTCACTAAAACATCGCTGGTGCGTCAGATGGCACAGCGCACCATAGGGCGCGAGGTCGTGACGTTCTCCAATGGTCATCGTCATTCGCTTTTCGATGCCTTCAAAATGACCTGCATACGCGAATGGGCCCCGAATTTTTATTTGTACGCATTGCGCAAGGCTTGTTTCAGAGGGGGGCTGACGTTCACCGCCGCGAACCTCGCCGCTACGGTGCAGACCAATGTGGCGAGCCTGGATGTGACGAGCATGCATCATCTCTTCATAGCGGGGCGCTATATGCCGCGCAACTTCCGAGTGCCGAAAACGGTGCAGCCGTTGCAGCGCGTGGCCGAGCGCATTTTGGAGACGGGCCGCGCCGAGGTGCTGCGAAATTACTGGTGCCCGTTGCCGTTCGCGCTCCATGCCCGTATTCGATTTCGTAATATCCGGCTCAAGCCGGGGACGATCTTCGAGCGGGAGGGCATAGCGCTCATCCCCCAGGGGAAATTCACCTCCAAGGTCGGCGACGTCGATTTCATGACGCCGACAGGCGCTATCGCCGAGGAGGCGACCCGGCAGAGCGGATGGATGGACTCGGCTACCGGGGCGCGGTTCGCGTTCTCAAAGTTGATAAGTGCCGAGACTGCGACGCTGCATTTAACCGAAATCGAATTGTGGAACCTGTCGCGCGCCTATATTTGGGACGATATGGAGGTGATTTGCGGCGAGTACTCCCAGAACTTCGTGAAGGCACCGGACTACCTCGTGCTCCAGACCCATGTTCTCTACTCGACCAAGAACGCTATGAAGGACATTGTAAACCACTACGAGGAGGGAGCGCCCTATGATCGCCCCATAGGCGCGACGGTGCCGGAGGCAATCGCGGAATCTCTCAGGTGCGGCACGGCGGAAATGCCGTTTCTCAAGGCCTATTACAACTCGACGGTAAAGGGCATGTTCAACGGCATCTATGGAACCCAGTCCCAGGACATTATGAAACCATCCTACAAGTGCATGGCCGACGGCACTTTGGAGGTCGATAAATCGACGGTCGCGAGCCTTGAGACCTACGACGATCTCAAACCCAAGGCGGTGAAGGTGCTGTACAACTTCGGGAGCCGCATCGTGGGCGGGTCGCGGATGCACCTCGTGATCGCCTTGGAACTGCTCTACGAGGCGTTGGGGGATCGCGTCCGCGCCTGCGGGGGCGACACCGATTCCATTAAACTTGCCTGCGACGGCGACGTTACGGACGTTGAGATATTGGACGCGCTGGCACCGCTGCACCGCGCCGCGCGCCTCGCCATCGATCACGGCAGCGAGCGGGTGCGCCGCAACTTTCACCATCTGGCGAGCGAGCTCGCCGGAGTGGGCGAGTTCGATATCGAGGATTGCGGTGGCGCGACGCGCTACCCCCTGCACTGGGAGGCGTGGAACAAGGCGCGAATAGATAGGGACGCGGGCGGCGCGTACCATATCATTTGCGCGGGGCTGTCGCGCCCTGTTGACCGTTACAATGCAGAGGATTGGGCTCGGGACATGGACGAGCGTGGAATGGATTTCGAGGGCGTGGCGTCGTCTATCCTCGGCTATAATTCCGTGGTGGATTACGATCTTTGTTATCATTTGGAGCGGACGCACCCTCATCCCGCCGACCGCGTGAGGCGCGACGTGACAGACTGGCGCGGGGAGACTGTCCACGTCGATGCACCCGCATCGGTGGCCCTCTACCCGTCTGCTCGCGTCATCGGCGACACCTCCAAGATTTCCAATGCTCAAAATTTGCAGTACCTGCGGGAGATCGGGCGCGACGTGGACGATTCAATCAAGTTTCTGGGATATGACGAGGGAGGTGCCTACCTTGACAGACAGTAAATTTTACGATTGGGGCGATACCTTTTCCAAGGACGCTTATATGACCATGGTTTGCGCATCGCGCGATGCGGGGAAGACCTACGGGCTCAGACGTCAATTCGTGCGCGATTACCTTAAAGACAAAAGCCGTTTCGTGCAGCTCGTGCGCTTCAAGACCGATTTGGCACCGGTATCGTCGGGCTACTTCGACAAATTGCAGCAGGGGCCCGACGTGGAATTTCCGAACTACATTTTCAAAACCGACGCGAGCACCGCATGGATTGCCGAGCGCGTGCCCGAGGGCGATAAACCAAATTGGCAGGTAATGGGATACTTCGGCGCGCTCTCTCAAATGCAGCAATTCAAGCAGCGAACATTCGCGGATGTGTACCGGATAATGCTCGATGAGGCGATCATAGACCGGTCCATGAACCGATTCCAGCGCTATTTGCCCAATGAGTACTACGTACTGACCCAGATGATCGATTCTGTGAGCCGCGAGGTTCCGGGGGTGCCCCGTAGGCACGAGCCGCGCGTGTACCTGCTCGCGAATGCGCTATCGATGCGAAATCCCTATTTCACGGTGATGGGCATACGCAAGCCGCCCGAGTTCGGAAAAACGTGGTACGAGATTCCCGGGCTGGGGCGTCGCCTTCTGCTCGATTACGTGGAGCCGACCGAGCACACCCGCCGACGGCGCACGGAGACGGTAGCGGGAGCGCTCGCATCGCTCGCCGAGGGCGCGGGCGGTGCCATGGACAACGTTTTCCAGGATGCCACGGGGCTTTTCGTCGGGCGCAAGCCCGCCCGGGCCAAATTCGAGTTCGCGATAAAGGGACGGGGGCACCGTCTCGCCGTTTGGAGCGACGAGCGGGAGGGATATCTCTACGTGACCGCCAAGCTCCCGCGCGATGCATCTCCGCTCTACGCGCTCACCAACGATGACGGGGAGTTCAACGCGCTTTTCGCCAAGCGCAACGAATCGGCGATGCGCTACCTTCTGGAAGTCTACCAATACGGCCTCGTGCGCTGCGATTCCGATGGGACGCGCCAGGCGCTCGCCGACTGCCTTGCGCTCTACGGCCTTCGGTGAGATAATGGGGCTCGCCAGGGCGCGGCGGTGCAGTCGCCGAGTAGCCCGAATGCGGACACCCCGCGTGAAGAGCGCGCCGCACGGGCGGCCCCAGGGTACGGCTTTCAGGCGCGCCCCCGATGCTGTGGCAAACTCCTATCTGGCACCTCGCCGCTATCCTGTCGGCGGGGTGCTTTTTCCATCGTGCTATAATGCGTCCAGGTGAACCCGAATGAAAGGAAATCCATATGGACGAAGAGAACGAGGAGCTGCGCGACGATATCGAGCGCGTGCGCGGCATCGACGAGGGCGAGGCAGACCACCGCATCGACGAGTTCCGCGATATCGTGGGCCGCATCGAGGACTTGAGCCGACAGCTCGCCGAGCACAACGGGGCCGTTATGCGCCGTCTCGACGCCATCCAGGGCATCGCGAGCGACAACGGGGCCGACGAGGGCGCGGGCGAGCCGCGCGAGGAAGATTCCGACGATGACGACGATATCACGGCGCGCGACTGGGACGACCTGGCCGACGAGCTGAACATCTAAAGGAGGTATAACACATGGCACTGACCAATTCCGTGCTCGCTGAGAAAATCTGGCTGGAGGCCGGGAACGATTTCCAGCAGCGCATCCCCAACCCCACCGTGAACAGCTTGGAGGCGACCTGGCGCGCGCTCTTCAAGCCGGGCAACAACGCCTATCTGAACCAGTTCATGGACATTCTGGTGAACCGTATCGCCTATACCTATGTGCGAAATCTCGAATGGACGAACCCGCTGGCCGTCTTCAAGCGCGCCAAGCTGAACTATGGTACGACCGTGCAGGAAATCGCGCTCAATTGGGTGAAGGCCCACGCCTACAAGGATGATGTGGAATCCCTGCTCCGTCTGCACCGCCCCGAGGGCGATGTGGCGTATCACACTCAGAACCGTCAGGACAAATATCCTATTTCGGTAGTGCTGCCTGAATTGAAGAACGCATTTCTGGATGATTACGGCCTGAACCGCCTTGTTGCGGGTATCATGCAGGCCCCCGTCAATTCCGACAATTACGACGAGTACCGAATTGCGCTCAATATGTTGGCGACCTATGAGAACGCCTACGGTTTCTACAAGTATCCGCTATCGAAGGTGCCGAGCGACGAGGCGAGCGGTAAGGAGTTCTTGACCGCCGTACGTACGCTCGTGGGAATGCTACAGTTCCCGAGCGCGCGATACAACGCGGCGAGCGTGTCGGTGCCCGTGTTCGCCAAGCCCTCGGAGCTAGTGCTCCTCGTGACGCCCGCCGTCGCGGCGTCGCTGTCCGTCGAAGTGCTGTCCAGCATCTTCCACGTGGAGATGGCCGAGGTCAACGTTCGCCAGATCATCGTGGACGAGTTCCCCATTCCGAACACCGTAGCGATGTTGACCACCGAGGACTTCTTTATTCTGCAAGATACGCTGTACGAGAACACCTCATTCTACAATGCCGAGACGTTGGCGACCAATTACTACTTGCACCATTGGGAGATCGTGAGCGCGTCGCCGTTCGTTCCGGCAATCCTGTTCACGGTTGGAGATACCGGCACGACCATTCCGACTGTCAAGCAGGCGGTTACCGGCATCACGGTGACGGGCGCGGCCACCGCCGAGGCGGGCACCGATGTTCAGCTTACCGTGAACCTGACGGGCACCACGACCCCCGCCGGGTACGGCGTCGCCGTGGAGCCCGATGCGGCGCTGTTCGAAGTGTCGGCGGTGACCGCCAAGCCCGACGACGACACCCCCGGCTCGCCTATCGACATCGATCCCATGAAGACCTACGTCGATAAGTTCGCGGTGCTTCATATCGCAGAGGATATGCCGACAGGGGCAGTTGTGACGGTGACGGCCACGAGCGCGTATATCAACCCCAGTGCGACAACGAGCAAGTACACGGCGAGCCATGCGGTGACGATCACCGCGCCGACAACCGGCGCGACCGACCCCGTGAAGCCCACTGTAAAGGCCAAACGCACCGGAAAGGGCGCGAGCGGCACGACCGACGTGCACGGCACGGAGACGGCCACCACGGCGCAGTAGCTTGCAGCTGCAACCTGCTAGAATGAGGGCACCCGTTGCGGTGCCCTCGTTTGTATTTAAAAGGAGGCAAGTAAATGGAACGAGATTTCCCCCATATCGGAGACACGGCATTTCCGCATTTGTCGAACATCGACGTATGGAAATATCGAAACAACTTCGATTACTCGCGCTGGGAGGACAACGCGCGCATAAAGTTATGCGCAGTCAGCTGGGATGGCGATTACCGAAACGTCGTGCACTGGGAGACGGACGAGGCCCGGGACGCCTATTTCGACAACCTGGACGGCTACAAGGTGGACGAGCCGACCATGTTCCAAGTACAGCCCGACGGCACTGTTAAAATCCCCGTGCCGTTCAATGCGGCGACCCAGTGCAACTATCTCGTGTTGGATTATCCCGTTATGCCGACGCCGACCGACCCGGTGAGCTATGCCGCGCCCGCGCGAAATCGCTACCTCTACTTCTGCGAGGCCGTGGAGGAGCTTGCACCGAATACGACGCTCTGCTATGTGCAGCTGGACGTTTGGAGCACCTATATAAACTCCGTGGACGTGTCGGGGATGATGCTCGCCCGGGGCCATGCGCCCATGGCGAAAATCGACGCGGGGGATTATCTTAAAAACCCCTATGCGAACCAGGCGATGCTCACGGCCCCGGATGTGACGTTCGGAACGTTCACCCGCACGCCCGCCGTCAAATCGCACGTGTTCAACGGGGATGTGCTCGCCGTCGTCACCATGACCGCCGTCAGTTGGGGCACATGGGGCAGCAAGTCGGCGGGGACGTGGCAGGTACCGGCAGAGCCGCTATATTTGGATGATACGCCCAGTTTATTGTCGTTTTGCGTCCCTCCCGACAAATTGGCGGGGCTTTTGTCCGCGATGAAGGCACAGACGCCCCAGGCGTTTCAGACGATCCGCGCGGTATGGTTCGCCCCCGCCGAATTGGTGGCGACGGGCGAGCCTTACACATTCGCGGGGGTATCGGTAGCCCGCGTCATGGCGCGCCCGTGGCAGACCTTCGAGGTGTCGGCGTGGAGCAAAACAGATTTCGGATATCCGGCGAAATGCGCCGACATGGCGAAACTTTACACGTACCCCTATGCGCGTATCATGGCGCATACCGATGCGGGCGACGTCGAATTGAGAATCGAGGAGACCGAGGGGGACATCTCCGTCGCCGCGCGCCTGAACTTGGCGGGCCCGTTCATCGCTGTGGATACCTACGTCCACCTGGGCGGCGCGTCGGCGTCCCTGGCGTTTGCGGCGCTGAGCAGTATATCGATGCCGTGGGCTGGCGACGCCCTGAAAACGCTGCGAAGCTTGGAAATTCCCAGTTTCGCCGTCTACCTCGACGCTGGGACGGTCAACGACTACGCAACGCACTTCGACCGGGCCCAAGCGGAGACGGCATTGCAAAATGCCTACAGCACGGCGGTCAGCACGGCGACGGCGGGGCGCGACAATGCGCGCGACAGTGCGGACGCTGGTTACACTGACGCGACTTCGGGGCGCAACCATGCGCGCGCGTCCATCAACTCGGCCAACGTCTATCAATCGAATATGTACCTCAATGCGGCAGATCAGCAAGCGGCGGGCGTTGCCGAGTCGATTGTACAATCCACGATCTCGTACAACTCCGCTATTGCCCAGAACTACATCACCGCCTCGACCACGGCCACTGCCTCCATTGGAAACGGGCTCATAGGCGGCGCTATCTCGGGAGGGCCCGCAGGTATGGCTATCGGCGTCGGCACCGCGTTGGCCAACACGGCCATGTCCGGTATCAACCTGCACACGCTGGCCTCATCGCAGGAAGGAGCCTACAAGGCCTCGAATCTGGCCAACATCAAGTACTTGACGGCCATGTACGGCGGGTCTATCAGCCAGGTGAGCGGTGGCGACTACAACGCCATTTTGAACAGCTACACGGGAGGGGACGCGACGGGCTATGTCGGCGAGGCGCAAGTGCTCACGCGGGCACAGAACTCAAGTCAGGTGACGCTTTCCAACAATCTCAACTATGCTCAGGCCGTGAACGACCGCGCATTGATCAAGGGAGGCACCGGTGCCGAGGTGGACGCGTCGGGTGATGTAGCGAGTACGGGAAGCTACACGGGAAACGCTATCAGAAGTTACAACACAGCTGTGGGAAACGCCGGAACGAATCGCGATACCGCGCAAAGCGCCATCGCCAACCAGATCAAACAGGCAGCATTGGGCGCGCCCATTCAGGGCGGGACGTTCGCGAACGCGGGCACGGCATCGACGCGCCCGCTGGGCTGGGTCTTCGAGGTGCAGACCCAGGACGAGGGTTCAATTATGGCCGCGGCATCCCATTTCGCGCGGTACGGCTACGCATTGGGGCAGTACTGGGATTTCCAGGGCTGGCAGCTCATGCGGGACTACACCTATTGGCAATGCGATGATGTCTGGATCATCCCCCGCGCGTGCACACAAGCAGCGGCGACCCTCATCCGTTCCATTCTGATCGAGGGCACGACCGTATGGCGCGAACCTGCTATAATTGGCAAAACCGACATATGGGAGAACTGACATGGGACGAAAGAGGCACGGAAAGAACGACCCCCGCTATTGGCAGAGCGCGGCGTACAATCAGGAGCTGGCGCTCATCTACGAGGATTGGCTCATGGGGCTGGCGCTGTCGCGCTTCCGCTGGGAGGGGTTGCCGGACACCTGCGATGCGCGCTACCTTGAATGGACGCTTCTGACAGAGGGCATAGCCACTATCGCGAACCGTGACGGACGCTGGTACTCGCTTCAGGCCATCCAACAGGGAGCGCCGAACAAGTACGATCTGCCGCGCTCATGGCGCGCTATGGGACAGTGCGGACGTCCTAATTTCGGGTGCGACTGGGGCAACGGGGTGGTGCTGTACGACAACCTCATGCGAAGCCCGCTCATGTGGAAGCTGTCGGTATTCGCGCGCCGTCTGGCATTATGCGACCGTACTTTCGACATCAATCTGTTGCAGCAGCACAAGCCCGTGGCGCTGGCCGTGGACGATAACGGCGTGGAGGAGCTGGACGGTATCAACATATTCAAACAGCTATACGGCGGTGAGCCCGCTATCTTGGGAACCAAGCGCCTTAAGACGCTGGCCGAATCTGTTAGCGTCCTGAACCTCAACGTACCTTTTATCGGCGAGGAGTTGCAGACCGCCCAGGGCAATATCTGGACGCAGGTATATACCCTGCTCGGCATCGACGCACTCACACAGAAGAGCGAGCGCATGATAGAGGACGAGGTGACGAGCCTTCAATCTCCCGCCGAGATAAACCGTTACAACCCGCTTTTAGCAAGACGCCTCGGATTGGAGAAGCTGAACGAGCGTTTCGGGCTCGATATTCACGTCTATTGGGCGAATGAATGGGAGAGTGCCAATTACGACTATTCGCACAAGTTGGAGAGGATGGGCGACGATGGATTGCTCTCAAGTAACTAATCTGACCCCGCTGGAATGGCCCCGAGATTTCCATTCGGTCGTGACGATACAGTTCGGCGAGTTGATAGAATCGGGGTGGGTGAATTGGGAAGACCCGTCATGGACTTGGGACTACTACGACGTGGAGCAGTACAAGCGCCTCTGTCCCATGATCGAAGCGAGATACTTCTATCGCGAGTTGGGCATTCTCCCGCCGGGTCGATGGAAACAGCAGTTCATGCGCAAAATGAACGAGATCATGCCCAAGTACAAGCGCCTCTATACCATGGAGGCGCAGGGGCTGGACTTGCTGCAAACGGCGAACACCTACGGCAAGAGCCGCAATATCCACTCGGAATTCCCAGAGACTATGCTATCGGGCAATTCCGATTACGCGAGCACGGGAGACGATAGGGAGTACGAGAACATCACCGAGGGCGACGTTCTGGACAAGTGGGAGCAAATTCAGAACCGTTTCAAAACCGTGGATGTTATGATATTGGAAGAGCTGGACGAGTTGTTCACCTGCTTGCTCACGGTGGACATGGACGCATTTTAAGGAGGTGCGCTATGAGTCAATGCAATGCGGGCGATTTCGTCAAATTCGCCCCGCGCTGGTGGGCCTTCACCGATTACACCCCGGTAATTCCGAAATTCTACTGGGATGTGTACTCGCAAGAGGAGCGCATTAAGGCGATTTGCGAATACCTGTGGAAGACCATTTGCTTCAGCGAGAACACGGCCGACAACTACCAGGCCGTGCTCGACGCGCTGGACAAGTTGCAAGCGGAGTTCGAAAAGTTCCAAGAGTCGGGCTTCAACGACTACTATAAAGAGCAGGTGAAGCAGTGGATTGCCGATAACCTGGACTTTGTGTTCACTCAGACTGCGAAACAGGTGTACTTCGGACTGAACCTTGAGGGCTATTTCGTGGCCTACGTACCGCAATCATGGAACGAGATTGTCTTTGACACGGGACACGTTTACGCCGAAGATACCTACGGGCGGCTCATTCTCCGCTGGGAGGTCGAGCCGAAAAACACCGAGACTGTTAACCAAACCCCGGAGATTGTGAGGTAAAAAAAGATGGCTAACCCTGGAAACTTGACTGACGAGCAGATGCAAGCGCTTGCGCAGCGCATTGCAGCGCTGGCAGACACGCCGACCGATGCGCCTGCTCCTGGTGTGAGGCAGTATGTGGGTGCTCGCTATGTGCCGCTGTTCGCAGAGCCGCTTGAGTGGTCTGATACGCGCGAGTACGAGCCTTTGACTATCGTGCTCTATAACGGTAATTCCTATACCTCCCGGCAGTATGTGCCTACGGGTATTGAGATTACCAATAGCGAGTACTGGGCATTGACAGGCAATTTCAACGCGCAGGTTGAGGCGTATCGGGCAGAAGTGAGGGCCTTCGACGATCGCATTAACGCAAATGCCGCTGCAATTAACGCAAATGCCGCTGCAATTAACACAAATGCCGCTGCAATTAACGCAAATGCCGCTGCAATTGCACAAGAAAAAACGGATCGCACTACGAATGTAATGTTGGCATTCGGAGACAGCTACGGAGTGGACACTATATCGCAAGGCCCCGTGTGGTGCGAAATTACCGCGAATAAGCTCCAAGCGACTGAATTGCATAATTACTGTGTGGGCGGTGCCACCTTCAACACTACTAAGGAAAAAAATTTCTTTGTTCAAGTAGACAAGGCTATTTCTGAAATTAAGAACCCCGAATATGTGAAATATGTCGGAATTGTCGGAGGAACAAACGACGGATCAAACTCCATCGCCGATGCAATAGTATCGCTGGTTGCCAAGATCAACAGCGCTTTTCCCAATGCCGTTATCGGAATCGGTTTAAACGCATCGAAACAGGATATTCTATCCTATGGGGCTAAGCAAAAGCGAATTGCAGCGCTTAATCTGAACGGTAACTTTGACACACCAGTTTTCATCGACAGCGTTGTATACACGCAACTTGCTAAAGACTGCATGATGGACGATAATATCCACCCCACCGCTAAAGGATCTAACCGCATTGGAACCCTTATGACGTGTGTTCTAAAAGGAGCGATTGGGAGCGTTGTGGCAACTAATGAAGCAGTAAACCCCCAGATTATTTCCAGTAATCTCCGCAGTTTTATTCCAACTATGATCGGGCGTAGAATTCAGTATATCGGTTCCATTGATGCAACCCCCTCGGCAATGGTTGATCTAACAACAATCTACCCCGATACGATTAAAGGAGGCACGTACATCAACGATTCCAATGTAACTATCGTTGGATATATCACTACTGGCAGCTCAAACTACCCTTCACTGCGTATCAACTCCAGCTTCACGGGAGTGGGATATTTTGGCTTTGACAGTTATGTAGTTTAAGAACCCCATCCCAGCCCCGGCACTCCCTGGAGCGTCGGGGCTGTCTTTTGCCCTCGGAATTGTGTAGGTTTCGTGTGCGTCGGCGAGCGGTTGGGCTGAGAGATGCGGAGCGGGCGCAAGGGGGGCGGGGCTGGGGCAGGGTACTTCACCTTCCATGCCAATCAGATGATAGAAGCCTTCGTATCCTTCTGTGGTACCCGGCGTTTCATCGGCAGGCA